GGTGACAACCACCTGTAACCTATAATGAACACTACAATGGGAGAAGACGCCGAAAGACTCGTGAGACTAGAAACCAAACTGGATGTCGTTTTGGACAACCAGGCCTCGTTTCGCGCCTCCTTCGAGAAACACGACGACCGGCTCAAGCACTTAGAAAACTCAAAAGCAGGTCTTCTGGGCATCGCCGGGCTCTTCGGGGTCGGGTCCGCGTTTCTTGCCGACAACCTTAGACATCTATTCAGCCGATGAAAAACCTACTCGCCAAACTCCTGGGCCTCCCGGCCTCAATCCTCAGTTTCTACGCACCCCTGTTCCGCCAGCTCGTGGTCACCGGAACCAGCGCACTCCTGCCTCTGGCTCTGGAGATCGTCCGTTCTCTGGCCGAGTCGAACAAGACAGGAGCGCAGAAACGCACCGAAGCCGTTAATTCCCTGAAAAAAGCAGCCCTGGCTCAGGGTATCACGGCCACCGAATCCCTGATCCGCTTCACCGTGGAGTCCGCAGTCCAACGCATCAAAATCAATGAATAATCTCAAACTCAGTCTCCTCCGTTTCCTGGTTTCACGTGCGGGCGGCATCCTGACCCCCGTGATCGCGGGCGTCGTGGCCACGGCGGTCGCCAAGCTCGCGGCTTTCGATGCTAATTTAGCGAGTTCCATCGACCAGACCGCGATCGTGGCCTTTGTCGTCGCGGCCATCATGTCGGTGGTCAACTACGCCACCAATGCCGTCCAAACCGACGGCATCAAGAAGATCCAGGCTCTGGTCAACACCGACGAGGATGGCATCCCTGGACCCCTTACTTACACCGAGGTGCGCAAGGCGATCCCCCTCAATCCGTGACAGATCATCAAATCCATGAAGCCATCTTCAAAACCCAAACCCAAAAGCGGGAAATCCAAAGGCCGTTGTGGCTGCGGCTGCTCCGGTCGCTGAAAATCGTGATCAAGCCCGGCAAATCCCTACGTCGCCCCATCGGACAAGTCGAGGTCCGGGGAGGGTTTGAATTTTGAGCCATGGGCAAGTGCAAAGACCCGGACCAGTGGGAGGACATGCCGACCTGGGTGAAGATCAAAACCAAAAAGAAACCCAAACCGACCGCCAAAGATGAAAAGCCTCGCCCTAGACCTCGATAGCGGACGTTTGTCGCGCTGGCCCGGGGACCCCCGTGAGTTATCCACGTGGGCCGACCGCTATGGCGATCTCTACACCCTGCGGGTGCAAGTCTATAAGAGCGGAGGCGGCAAAGTTCCTGCCTGTTCTCTACAACTCCTTGTCAAAAAACCCCGCCGCCGCGACGCCAAAGCCCTGTGGGATCTAGGCACGTTTTCCCGTGTTCCGAGCTTTATTACCCCGTCTTCTTCAACTTACGTAGGCCAGGTCGACGCCACGGGCCAGGCTTACCGCGACGCCCTGAAACTTGACGCTGCCCCCGGCAACGATCTGCCCAAAGCGGATTTCGTGGCCACCTTGCGCGCGGTGACCTCAGACACGATCCTCGAAGCCGAATTTAACTATGAGCTGATTAACAGCGGTTACCGGCTCAGCGATGCCTCAGCTACTTCGGCCTTTATAGGGCTTTCGGACACGGGCGGGCTCTTGATTCGCAACGCGGATACCAACGAGTGGCGTGAATTGACCGTAGTGGGCGAGGGCAACGAGACCAGTTTTGCCCTGGGAGAGACCGTCCTCGGACCGTCCGATACTCTGTCGATCAGCGACGATTTTGTCCGCATCCAGAACGGCATCCTGCAGATCAAAAACGACAATGATAGTACTTGGGTCAACGTCATCCTGCGCGGCACGGGCGGCGGGACTCTGGCCCTGGGCGAGACCCCGCCTGTCGGATTTACCCTTTCAAATGATCGCTACAAGGTGGCCAACGACGGCCGACTCCTTATCCGCAATCTAACTACCGGCAACTGGCACGAAGCGCGAGTCCAGTTGGCGGGTGGCGTAAACATCCTCGCGCTTGGAACCGAATATGATGACACGCAAGTTTAACCAACTCCTTGTTTCGCTCGGGGTGACAATCACCCTCCTGGCGAACGCTTACCCGCAATCCGCCCGCACCGTCATGGTGCAGAGCAACACCGGAGTTTTGCTTTTCCCGACCAATCTTTGGAGCGCTAACGCAGCATCAGCCCGCAGCGGATTGTCCCTGGCCACCCACGCCACCAATCCGACAGTGCCCGTGACCAGCGGCGGCAGCGGCGCGACCAATGCAGCGGGAGCCCGTATTAACTTCGAGTTGGTCTGGAGCGGGTTAACCAACACCAACGCGACAGATTTTCGTTCGGCACTCGGCCTTTCGCTGGCCGCGTTAACCAACACCAATAACGCTTCTTTTCTTGCTGCCGTTGGCTTCAGTTCGACCAACTCGCCATCTTTTGCCGGGCTGACCTTAACTGACGATACCAATAGCCTCGTGCTGTCGGCTACGGCGTCGGCTACGCGGACCAACCTCGGGCTTACGTGGTCCGGGTTGACCAACACCAGCGCGTCAGGTTTCCGTTCAGCTCTGGAACTGTCTTGGTCCGCGCTGACCAATACCAACACAACCAACTTCTTGGCTGCGTTGTTCGGGGCCAACACGAGTCCGGTGTTGATCAATACGAACGGAGCGGTGACCAGCCCGACCAATTTTTGGTCCTACGCCCCCGGCGCGGTGACGGTCCAGGATTTCACCACCAATGTGCTGACAAGCACGACCAATCAGGTGACCGGGGCCCGCAACGTCTTTGTCTACAGCTTCACCACCAACGTCACTGGAGCTACCCATACCTTGGAGCTTCCGACCAACGCGTCTTCGGGCGATTTCGTCACGGTAACCCACACCGGCCCGACCAGTTCGGTCACGGCAGTCCGCGTTGCCGGGACAACCAACAACCTGGTCAATCTTTCACAGACCGAGGAGCAAGTGCGTTTTGTCTATCGCAATGCAGCTTGGCGTATCGAGCCCCCGCGCGCTTTGACCACCCCGCTGTATTTCTCGGGGTCCAGCGCCTCGGCCAATGCGGCGGCTTCCCGCACCAATCTTGGCATCCCTCTGGCTGCCTTGACCAACACCGACGTGACCAACTTCCAGCGCGCGGTCTTCGCGGCAACCAACGCCGCGCCCGCCGTCACGACCAACATCGCCGCTTGGGTTGACATCCGCATCGGAACCAACACCAACAGCTTCAAGCTCCCGCTCTACCAGTAACCATGATCCCCGCATCCCGGCCCAAGCAGTCCAAAGCCGAGACGTTCGAGTTGATCAAGAACGTCGATGCTCCAGTGATTATACTGGGGGTGCGCGGTTATTATAGGAAGTTCGGTAAAGATCCGCAGCGCAACGAAATCAATATCTACGACGACGCGCTTTTTGTCTGGTCGCAGAATGGCTACATGACATTTAACGCGAACACCGACCCCTCGATCTCCCGACCCCGTGTAGCCAAACTTAAAACAGGAGTTTGGCAATACCGGTTGGGCATTCACAACATCTCCAAACCCAAGAGCAGTCAATACCCGGCCCTGGTTCAGGCTGCCCCTGTGACCGTGGTCCGGCAAAACGCGGGCGAAGACACGGGGTGGTTCGGGATCAATATCCACCGTGGCGGACGCACCACGACTTCCAGTTTGGGTTGCATTACCTTGCCCGTGCTCCAGTGGGCTTCGTTTTTCGAGACCGTAAAAGGCGAGATGGCCCGGGCCAAGGTGAGCCGCGTGCCCTTCGTATTGACCGAGAACGTCTGATATGGCCTCCAAACGTCCAGTCGCACCCGACACTCCGATTCGGAGTTTCCCGACTCCGAATATCGACGACCTCGTCGTAATCGTGGACGTGGACTCGCGTCTCCCGGGGTACAAACCCCTGGAATACGGGACCTTGCACCCCGATCAGACGAGGTTTCCCGGGGCCAAGCTCGTCTATCAGGAGCCGATCGACGGGGGAGATCAGTTTGTCCGTCGCATCTATGCCACCGACCGGGTCAACCAGGAGGCCTACAATTATGCCATTCGGTATAGCGGGGGCAGCGACCGGCACCCGATCTACATCCGCACCTATCTCGAACCGCGCGAGGAATATCGTCCGTTTCCGGACCTGACCCCCGACCCGCTTTTTGCCGGAGCTTTGTTGGTTGACGAAGAGGCCGATCCCGCCGAGGGCGAGCTGCAGAGCCGCTACCTTGTGGTCAAACGAGTTTTTGAAACCCTGCCCGGGCCCCAGATTACCAGCAAGGAGGTCAACGAGTACGGCGTCATCGAGACCATCACCAACCAGGCGGTCAAGCCCGGCGCGGTTCCAGACCCCACGGGATTGTTTGTCACTGATTCGGTGATCGCCGAGGACGTCTCCAAAGCCGTGCGCCAGCGTCGGACCATGGAGAAACTCCCTGAGGCCTACAACACGTTCGAAACGGTTGAGAAGAATATCGTTGTCCAGGTCAAACGCGAGCTTTTGACCCGTCACCAGCCGCTACCCTCGCCGGTATTCACAACGGCGACGATGGATGTTCAGGATCAACCCTTGCGGTTTCCGTATGTTCTTCGCACAACCAAGGTATTGCCGACCAACCCGGCCACCGGACAGCCGATCTTACCGGCGCAGCGCGTTGAGTTCGACACAATCACTTACACTTTCCCGGGGGTTATCTATAGCTGGAGGGTTTTCCTCGGCAACGACTCAGACGGAGAACTGACCATCACCGCCGATCTCTCCCACTACGAAAACCGTTTCCCGATCACCATGGTCGTGGCAGCCAAGTACGTGACCACATTCCACTTGGAAGGCGATTCGGCCCTGGATCTATCCAACCAAAGTTTTTGGAAAGTCACCACCCGGCCTTGGGCCCAGTTGGTCTTCGGGCTTCCGGACAATACAATCCATCCGCCCGCGCCGGTCACCATGCGCAACGCGCCGATCATGCGTAACAACATCCGCAACACGGTGAGCAGCGGGCTGGCCAGTGATCCGGGGTTTTATGAACCCGGACAAGAACTTCTCATCGGCGGCGAGGCCAAGCCTTGGTTCGGCAACGTCTGGTATCGCCGCCTTATCTATGTAAAGGAGCCGCTCGAAAGCGAGAATTAAACTATGTCTGTACAACCACTGCCCAGCCCTATTCTTCAGCCGCTTGAAATCACGGTTAACATCCAACCCAATGCCGAGTGCATTACGCCTTTGGAACTTGGCAACATAAAATACCAGTATCCGGTCGGGCAAGCCGACTTACCGTATTATGTGACGACGGACAAAATCAGCGAAATTGTAGTGGCTGCGTCGCCAATTCCATACTCCAGGTTCGCAGCGACGTACGGTCCGGAGCCCTCAATCACGATGCAGCGACAAAATGACGCTGCCGAAACAGCGGTCTACAGCACGCAGATCAAGGTGTCGGATTTTACGAGCGCTCCTGAAGAATATTTTTTCAAAAAACCGAACCCAAGAAGTTTTAACCCGCATTCGTTGACGGACGAACAATTAAAGGAAAAGGAAGGTAGTATCTTTAACCCTGCGCGTCTAACTGGCGCTAGCTTTGGGTTTACATACCCTATTTTTGATTCGGTCTCGGTTCCAAAGTGGGCCAACCGGGATTCCTCGGCGTATTATCCTCAAGTTGATTTTTTTCCGCGCTACAACCAATGGTTTGCTTCGACAACCTGGAGCACTCCGTTCGAGGAATCCGCGCTGACGTTTCCGCCCAAGTATGCGATCACTTTTATATACGTCAATAGGACAACAAAAACCGTCTATTACAGGGACGGTTTTGTGAAGTTCAACAAACTGTCTCCCGGGACTTCTGCCGCATTGAGTGAGTATGGCGAGTTTCTAATCACACGCGGATCTTCGAGTCTAAAATCAAATCAAAGTGGCAATTATTGGGTTGGTGTTAGTATAAACTTATCTGGAACCAGTAGGTTGCGCCACCCGGTGCTCGAACAAACCGTGTGGAAATTCCAATGTGTTATCAATGGCACTCCGCGCGGGGAAGAGAAACTTTCATCCTCTAACCTTATCCCGGCGACTAGTTTTACTATACTAAGAGAAGACATAGATCTGGTCGACTCCGCCGGGTTTAATGTGGCTTTGCGCGCTACGTCACTGGACTCCAACCCTGTCACAGTGACGTCTAACGAAATATTTGTGCGGAATAATCTATGAATAGTCCAACACCCCTGTCGCAGTTCCCCAAGATCTCGGTTAACCAGGGATCGGCCCTGGTCAACGGGCAGATGACGACTACTCCGAGTATGTCCATGGACGGGGGCCGGGGGCCGCGAGGCCGCGCTGGAGAGAGCGGGGGCTCCGATGATTTGGCCGGTATTCTCGATCGTTTGACAGCTCTTGAGGAGCGGCTGAACGCCGCGACGGTCGACGCGAATTGCAGCGACGGAACGGTCACTGTGGTCTTGAATATCTAATGGCAACTTCGCGTTCAGTGGCCAGTTGTCCGGAGTGCTGCACCCAGGAAAGCGAAAAATACTGGCGGGTGGTTAGCTATACTTCTACGCCGATCAACGAGGAGGCGACGTGCACAACCACGGCCAGCATTATAATCGACGGAGGTTGCTATTTCGGGACTCCGCTGGAAGTTCTCATAGCCTCGGTGTCTGGCTCTATTACAGTCACTTGCCCAGGGTGCCCCCCGCTACCGGTCGATAACTGCAGCGGCGGCACGGAGAATTACTGCGGTGCCAGTACTACCTACGCTTTACCGGGGACTTTTGAAAACTCGGCTCGAATTCGCTATGATAAGCTGGAATTTTACGGCGCTACAGGAACGGCGGTTTTATCCTTTGAAGACTGCGCACAGCCTCTTCCCGACTACGACGTGACTTTCACTTTCGAAATGGAGCGGTGCGACCCGTGACAATTCTGGTCAACACCACCTCCAGGGAACTTGTCGAGCCAGTGGTCCGGGCTTTCGCGGGCCAGATCAAGTTTGTCCAGACCGCCCCGCCGCCTGTGCCCTTCTGTGCCCGGGTGTCGGACATACCGCCACATCTCTGTCAGCTAGGGGATCTGAGCACTACCACCGCGCCCTTGGTCGATGTGCGCGAGCTGGGCAGAGACCAAGCTATCGAAAAGATCAAGGAACTTGCCGGACAAAAAGCCCCCTCAATCCTGCAGATGGGGAAGTCGGCCTTAGGAGACTTTATTAAATGGGGGTCGGCTAATTTCGGGCGTTGCTCAAAAGAACAAATACAAAAGAGACTTTCCGAGTGTAAACGCTGCCCGCACTGGGACCGCGAAGGTTTTCGCGGAACCGGTCGGTGCAAGAAATGCGGATGCAGCACCTGGTCCAAACTGAAACTTAAAAGCGCCTCCTGCCCCGATGGACGGTGGGCCGAAATACCTGTTGAAGCAGAAGAAAAGACTGGTAAATTATAATCTTTATGACCCTGGCGCAGGCACGACAGCTTCTCCACCAGCACATCAGTCCCAATGGACCTGACGATGCTTCCGTGCCCGCGCGGATCAATGAAGTTTGCGAACGGTTTTTTGTCAGCGGCCGGTGGAAGGGCATGCTGGTCGAAGTCGACCTCGATGCGACCCAAGACTACGTGACTCTCCCCCGCCGCTGCGAAGCTATCCTTGGAGTCACCGTCCAGAAGGCTCCCCGCACACCGTTTAGCCGTTGGTACTCTTTTGTCCCGGGCGGCCCGGGCGAAATTTCCTCGGGTAATTACAGTGGTCCGGATCTTGTTTTGGACGCGGGTGACAATCACCCCGTTTTCCGCGATCCGCCCTACGATTCTTTCCGTCTGCGCGTAAAAGTCCCCAGCACATCCGACCGGGATACGGGTAACTATGTGGTGCTCAAAGGGACAGACGCCGACGGAAATCCTGTTTATTCCAGCGACGGTTCTGAAGGGCTGCTGCTCAACCTGACCGCCGCCGATAATACAACTAGCCAATACTTTTCCACGATAACCGGCGTTCTCAAGCCCCTGACCAATGGTTACCTGACTCTGTGGGCCGTGAACTCCGCAGGCCAGGAGACCCAGATCGGGGAATACGAGCCGGGTGAGACCGATATCGGGTATCGCAGATATTCAATCAAGCGCGCCGATAACAGCGAAACCCCGACCGTGCGCGCGTTGTGCAAACGCCGCTTTGTTCCGGTCTTGTCCGAGAACGACGACATCATCCCAAACAACATGGGGGCCCTGAAGCTGGGGCTGATCTCATTGAAATACGAGGACACCAACGATCTCGAACGTGCCACTGAGTATTTCCAACGTGCGCTCTCGCTTCTCAATGCGGAGTTGAAGGAAGCCCGGGGCGCGCAATTCAACACACTGCGTTTCAGCCCGCACGGTTTCGGGCTCGGGCGCATCAACTGGCAATACTGATAATTATGGCAAATGTATACACATCAATGGGAGGCGCTTACCGCGACATGAGTCTTAGACAACCTCAAGGTCAAGGCGAGGGTGTCGATAAGGGTGTCGATAATGCGGCCTCCTGGGAGGACAAATACAAAAGGGGCGATATCGACTTTGCCACTTACATGCAGAGAAGAAAGCTTTACGACTCCAATTACTGGAAGCGCCAGGAAGAGAAAGACATCGAAGACGAGCGTCTGGATAAAATGAGTCGTCAGATGCGGGCAATAAGCTTGGGCGAGTCGTACAAGAAATTCAACGAAGGTGCTGGCCTGCGCAGGTTGAAAGCGGGCGTGGATGCGGAAGCCGATTATGTTTCCACCCAACTTCGGCAGAAGGCCGTGAATGACGCCATGCGCCGACTCTACAACCCCGGTTTGCCGGAGGGGCAGTAAAGTCTATGGGCTCCGACTACAGATTCAACCGGCGTTCGAACAAGAGTGTTCGTGAGCAATGGGGTCCGACGGCTGAAAGGAATTAACAAATGGCGACTGAAGCACAGAAACGAATAAAAGCCCGGCTAGAGTCCAAAGCTTATCGCCGGGAGCCTGCTCCGCCTAAACCGTTGGAGGCCGATCCCGGCGCTGAAGATACTTACAAAAAGTTTGTCGACAGTGCGCGAACGCTTGCGGCTAGTTCCGGCAAAACAAACGCCGATGGGTCTTTGACCGAAGCCGCTTCGTTTTTGTCAGGTAGCAGCTTCGATCTGATCGAACGCGCATCACAGGATGCTGGTATCAAAACCGAAGATTTGTTGGCCGAAGTCGAGCGCTTCCGTCCAGGATCGACCAATAAATTTTACCTGCAGAAAAAAGGTTTAAGCACCAGCAGCGAAGGCGATCGCCCGGGCAAAGCAGTCGATGCTCGGGGTCCTTCTGGGGCCCCGCCTTCTCGTTTCAGTGCGGGGGAAGATACTAAACTGCCTGGAGGAAGAACCATCAACACCTCTGCACGGTCCACAAAGGGCAAAGGTAAAACCGAAGTTGATTTTGACAGCAAGCCTCGTCCCTTGTTTCAAGACGCTCTGGGCGCGAGATCGAAAGAGGATAAAGATCAATTTGTCCGCGCTATGGGTGTCGAAGGAGTGGATAGGCAGGGGGATAATATACGCGAAGCGGTTGATTTCTGGGTGGAGAATAACGACAAGCGCAAGGGCCCCGGCGGTAAAGGCGTGGGGACGCAGGAGGATTTTGCAGCTTACCGCACGCAAAAAACAATCGACGACGCGGTCGCCGAGCGTGAGCGGCAAGCTAAAATTTCATTTTTACGGCGCGGCGGGCGGTATGCTGCCGACGGATTCGGGACCACAGTCGGTGGACAGCAGGTATCTTTGGATCGTCCCGATGGGCAACGTCTGGCCGTGCTCCCCGGGCGCGGTAAAACACCGGCCGATCAACGCTCCGGCGCTTATGCCTACGCGGACGAACTTCAAGACGAAGCGCGTTTGGCTGAAAATGCCCGCAATCGTGAGCGCCAGCAGAACTTCGTGGCGAACCTTGGAGAGCCCGGGACACAGCTTGGTAAAGACCGGGAAACCGAAAATATTCGCCGGGCCGAAGCCGAAGCGTTTCTGACCAACATCAAACGAGCGGCTCGTGGAGCAGATAAAACAGCTCGTGAAATAGCTCGGGGGTATGAACAAGGACAATACGGCAGACGAAACACAACGGATTACTCCAGCGGAGCAGCCGATTTCTTCGACGAGGCCGACCAACTAGGGTCAGTAAAAGCCCAACTTCGGGGTAAAGACCAGGAGGCTCAGGTTCGGTGGGCCAGACAACAGCTCGATGCCCGCGAAGAAGCGCGCAGGGAACAAGCACAAAAAGATGAAGAGCGCCGACGTAACATGGCTTCAAGCAGTTATCAGGACTTGGTGGATAAATACCGCAACCCGTCCTCGTCTTCTTTGTCGACAGTAAACTTCGGAATCTAAATCATGGCTACACGTTCTATCTATAATACATTTCAGGACGAGTACGGAAGAGACCCTATTCGCGAGCGTTACGGCATGAATGAGTATACCTACGATGCCGAACTACGTAGGCGTCAGCGCGAAGCCAACGCGCGGACCTCTGAGGAACAGGCTTTCGGTCTTGAGCTTCGCAACGCCAAAGAATTGGCCGCGATGGAGTATGACAGCCGCGATCGTGTTGATACCGAGGCACAGGCCGCCGACTTTTTCACTTCACTGCCGAGTGCTCGCACCCCGAAAGAAGTGGTTGATCTTCTTTACCGTAACCGCAAAGCCGTCAAAGACCCGGCGGTAAACTTAGCCGCCGAGACCACACTCAAAGAATTTGAACGTCTCAAAGCCCTAAACGAAAAAGCCTCGTCGCTGGGCGGTTACTTCGGGGATTACCAAGCCGCTGTCGAACAGGGGGCGGCTCCAGAAGACGCGTTTGCCGCGACCCAAGTGCAACGAGGACAGGACATCACACGCTCCCGACTTGAAGGCATGGGTATCGCAACGCCGGAAGATCCGAAGGAATTGGAGCGGCTGGCCGTCAAAGCGGAGTCCATGGAGCCGGACACGGCGACCCGCCAGATGCTGATGGCCGAATACAAGACAGCCGATGCCATGATCAAAGATCCCATGACAACCGACGAAGAAAAGGCGAGCGCCCGCGAGGAACTTGAGCGCATCCGCCGACAGATGATGGGGGCCAGGAATCTGGCTGAGCCGGTGGAGACACCGCTGGACGCACGATCCTACATGCAGCGCGCTTTGGGGAGATAGGCCATGGCAAGATTCCGGCCGCCCCTCTGGCAAGAGCTTGAAGAGGACGAGGAGTTCAAAGGGCTCTCGTCTTCTGAGAAGCTCAAGGTGTTCGACACATGGACGTCGGACATGCGGGGCTTCGCCAGTGACAATGGCCTAGATCAGGACGAAGAGATCCAAGGGCAGTTCAGTTCTTTTGTCTCCCAAAAGCGCCCGTTGTTTTTGGAGACAGCCAAAGTCGAAGAAACACCTTCGCTGGGTAAAGTCCTTGTCGATCAGTTTGCTTCCGGCAACCGGGCTTTTGGCCAAGGTGTTGAGTTTATCTCCGCTGCGACAGGGTTGAGCGGCGACCTCGACGCATCGGCCCAGAAGATCGCCGACCTCGAACGTGCTAACCAGAACGTGGCACAGACCGAGGACATGAAGAAGTTTCAGGAGGCCGAGGGCTTTTTCGAGTCCGCTGCACAGATCATCACCAATCCGATCGACGTGGCGTTGCCTTTGTTTGCCCAAAGCATGGGCAGTCAGATCGCTCCTATGGCAGCGGGCGCGGCGATCGGTGCAGGAGCGGGGGCGATCACGGGCCCCGGTGCAGCGGTCACAGGCTTGGTTGGCGCGGGTCTCGGTGCCGGTGTCGGAGACGCTGTGGTCTCATTCCCAGATTTCATCCGCGCCAAGGGCTACGACCTGACCGACCCCGAGCAGGTCAAAGCCGCGCTTAACGATCCCGACGTTATAGCAGAGGCAGGTAAGAAATCGGCGGCCCGTGGTCTGGTAGTCGGTGCGACCAGTGCGGTCGGCGGAGCTGTTGCAGGTAAACCTTTATCGGCAGCGGTAGCGGCGTCTGCGGGTAAAGCAGTGGGAGAGCGAGCGTTGAAGATCGGAACGGGAGCCGTCGCTGATGCTGCTTTGCAGACGGGCATCGAGGGTCTTGGGGAAGCCGGGGCCCAACTTGTTTCGACCGGCAAGCTCGATCCCAAGGAAATCGCGGCGGAAATGTTCGTCCAAACCCCGACTCAGATCGCTGAGATCGCGATCGGAACGGCCGCGCGAATCAAAGACACTGCACCGCTGACCGCAGCGGAGTTGGAGAAAAAGGGTATTGAGAAAGCGCAAGAAGCTGTTGGCAACGCCGAGATTTTAGAATCTGTCGACATCGCTCCCGACGAAGAAAGCATTCAGCGTCAGGCCGAGGAGCTAGACGAAGACACGGCTTTGGAACGTGCCGGGTTTACCGCGCCGCTCGATGACACCACAACCGCGCCCGAGGTCGATGAGACCGCTGATGTCTTTGCCAATGTTCCCAAGCAACAGGGATTGCGGGAGACGGTGGTCTCGGAAGGTATCGCCGAAGATGCGGCCGATGACTACATCACTAATCTCCGCAACGAAGGATTCTCCGACAATCAGATCCGCACGGCGGCGGCCAACAATCGCACGGTCTTGGAAGAGGCCGCCCGCGTCAATGAAGCCGAAGCACAGGCCAAAGCGGATCTGGCTCGCCGAGCTAGAGCGGGCGATGCCGAAGCCCGGGCCCAGTTGGAGGCGGAGCGGGGGATTGCGCCTGCTCCTGCGGGCCCGACAACTCAACCGACCGCTGCAGTTAATACCGAGCCTCCGATCAACGTCCTCCCGACCGGAACCGATGCTGTGCTTCCGCCGCAGCGTATGGGCGTGCAGGAACTGCAGGACGACACCGCGACTGTCCCAGAAGTCAATGAGACCGCAGATGTCTTTGCCAATGTGCCGCGTCAACCTAAAGAGCCTGAGACAATCTCCGCCCCACAGGCAGGAGTTACAGAAGCTCCGGTTAACGTGCTACCTACCGGCACTGACGCCGTTCTCCCACCGCAGCGTATGGCTCCGCAGGAACTTGCCGATGACACTCAGACGGCACCTGAAGTTGATGAAACCGCTGATGTGTTTGCCGGAGTGCAGAGACAACAAGCACCATCTTCTTCTTCTGAGGAGGGGGCGACAAACACCCAGGCCCAAGCAGCGCCCGCTCCTCAACCACTCGCCCCTGAACTCGCAGCCCCGACTCCCGATGCCCAGGCCTACGAGGATTCCCTGTTCCAAGAAGCCAAGAACGCGGGAACCAAGATTTCAGGTGCAACGAATAAGGGGATCAAGGATGCCATTCAGGGCAAGGGTTGGTATCCCAAGACCAACGTCAATAAGGCGATCAAAGAGATCAAAGACCGC